TGGCTTGGTTCCTTTCCAAAAAACTAGTTGTCCCCACGATTCATCCCGTGGGGGGTAACTTTTATCCAGGTCACAAGCCCCGTGGTATCGGGGTTGTTGTCAAGGATTGGTTTCCTGCTGTGCGCTCCGCTCAAGAACGTCCTTTACCCAAAACTAAGTTTGTCGATAGCAAATATGGCGTTGTGTCCCCCTCGTATACACCTTCACAGATGAATAATGAGGCGTACCTTAAGTGGTTTACTAAGGCCACAAAGCCCACTGGCTTTCCTCTTACTAATGCTGAGTATTTGCGTTCTTTACAACTCCTTAACGCTGAGTTCAGTCCTTTTGTTATTGGCGGTTTGTCTTCTGTTGAAGAATGTATTGCAGACATGGATATGTCAAAAAGTCCGGGTTTGCCTTATGTTTCTCAAGGATGCACAACCAAAGCTGAAGCTTGGGCCAAGTTCTCCGATGTTATTGTATCTCGTGCTACTCGTCTCGTCAATGGAGAGGATGTAGAATGCGTTTTTATTGCTACCCCAAAGGATGAACTTCTTCCTGAAGGTAAGGCAGCCCGCATTTTTTGCCCTGCTCCTTTTCACCACCAGCTTGCCTGTGCGATGTTATTCAAAAAGGCAGCTGACTCACTAACGGCGTCTGTCCACAAACATGCTTCTTGTATTGGTCTCGACATTCTGGGTCAGGGGTTGGCGAAAAGTCTCAATGACTTAAATCGCTTTCCCTATGCTTGGGATGCTGACCACTCAGGGTTTGATTTGGGCACTCGCGATGGTGAGCCTGAACGTGATTTCTTGAAGATTGGTTTGCCAATCAATCTGCATGCCGGGGTTGAAATGCTTTTTAATAAGGCTCAATGCCCCGAAGTGCAAATTGATGGTAATATCTATCAGATGAGTTTTCAACCTTCGGGGTGGTTTCTCACTACTGTAACGAACACCCTGCGGTGTTATCGTCAAGTCTGTGAAGCTTTCATGGATATTCACTTTAAATTGTTTGGTTTTTTCCCCACCATATCTTATTTGCGACAGCATGTTCGTATTAAGTGTGGCGGTGATGACCTTGCTTATTCTACTGACCTCTCCTGGTTCACAATCGAAGCTATTGCTGAATGGGGAGTTCACAGAGGTGTTTATCTTGAGAGTGACGTTTTATCGCCTCGCAGCGCCTTTGACCTTACTTTTTTCAGTCACCGCCTCCAAAAGCGTTATGTTCCCTTTTTGGGAACCACTATCGCAGTTGCAGGTGGTAGGTTGGATAAGTTGGTTTCATCCTTTTCTTATCTTAAGAAGGTTAATGGCGTCATAGATCCACTTATCAATGCTCAACGCATTGTTGGTCTTATGGTTAATCTTTGGGCCTATCAAACGGTCTATGATTCACTGCATTCTTATGCGTTTCTTCTCATTCACCACCTATTCAGACAGTCAGGACAATTTCTGACACCTGAGTGGGAAGGCGTCTTTCGTTCTTTCCCCACTGACATTTCTATGTGGCAGTTGTGGTTAGGTTCCAAGCGTGAGGGTTTGATTTTTCCTAAGCCTTGGATAAACGGTTGCTACGGCGTAAAGTCGCGACTACCTCAATCCGTTTTAAAAGATTCCGAAATGTCTGAGAGTACTACAACTACTACTGTCGTCCAAACTCCCAAGAAGAAGGGTTCGAATAAACAGGGTCCGGCTGAACAACGCTTCAAAGCTCTTGAAAGCGAGGTTCACTCTATTAAAGTAAAGTCTGAAGCTAACAAGGGTAAAAAGCAGGCTTCCTCAGCTGAATTGGCTGAGGCTAAGCGTGCTTCTGCTAAGAGGAAACTTGCTCAAAA